AGATTATTACTATTTTTTGTGCCTTGTGATATTGGATATGTACTATTGTAATAATATCCACTTGATGAGAAGCCACCAGTTGTACTTGTAAATTCGTTTCCAAGAATGTATATAGGTAAATTATTTATAACTTGTGTCATAATATGTTACCTCTAGTAGTTTTTAACTTGCAATGTATAAGCAGTTGTAGGAATAGCACTTGATGTAATAGTTAAAGTATCGTTACCTTCTTCTACTTTTATGATTTGAGCAAACATTTCATTTTCGGCATCCATTGTAGATGTTTTTGTTATTGCTAATGATACGATTGGATGTTTACCACTTGTACCACCTGTTAAGGTTAATTCTTTTGTGTATACTGTTTCACTTTCAAGTGTTGATGTGTTCCAACCAGAAATTCCAACTGATAACGTTGTGTAGTTATCATAATTAGCAATACCACTTGCTACTGCTACGCCACTTTGAGCATTTGCGCTTGTAGAATCGTATGTTTGGTCTACTATTACAGTAAACCATTGCGTATCGTAGTCAGTTGATGAATTTTTCCTTAAAAATTGACCAGTATAACCACCACTTGCAACACCTGGACCTGCCGAGCCTGTTGCTCCTTGTGGACCTTGTGGACCTTGTGGACCTTGAATACCCTGTGGGCCTTGAGCACCAGTTTCACCTTGTACACCTTGAGGTCCTTGTATACCTGTTTCACCTTGTGGGCCTTGAGGGCCTGTAGCACCTGTAGGACCTTGTTCACCTTGTGGACCTGTAGGGCCTTGAATTCCTTGTGGACCTTGTGGACCTTGTGGACCTTGTAAAGCACCTACTGATACCCAATGTAAATCTTCAGTATCCCAAATATAAATAACATTAGATTGTGCTGTACCAACAGCCCAAGCATCACCACTACTACCTGTAGGATGTTCAGCCTCTAATTGTTGAATTGTGTCATATCTTCCTAATACTGTAAAACTTCTGCCATCAGCACCTGGTTGGCCTTGTGGGCCTTGTGCTCCAGCAACACCTTGAGGACCTTGTGCTCCTGTTGGTCCTGTGTTACCTGTTGCACCTTGAGGACCTCTTAATGTGCCCATATTGGTCCATTGATTAGCATCAACATCCCAACAATAAATTACATTTGATACTGATGTACCTACTGCATAGGCATCACCTGCGACACCTGTAGGATGTGCTGTTTGTAAATCTTCTAAAGTTGAGTATAAAGATTTAGGTATCATTGATTTACCAGCCTGACCAGTGTTACCTTGTATTCCTTGAGGGCCAGTGATTCCTTGTGGTCCTTGAGGTCCTTGTATACCTTGAGGTCCCGTTGCGCCTGTTGGACCAGTTGGCCCTGTTAAACCTTGCACGATAGTAAATTCACCATCATCAGTTACTTCGGTATTTCTAAATTTTAATTTTGTTCTTTGTGTATATGGTATTCCATCACCATCATATATGATGTGACCTGATGATGCAGTATCAGCAAACGTTGTTCCATCAGTTGAGAATTTAATTGTCAAATCATCAGCAACTTTTAATTGAACTGCTTTTTCTACACCATCTATGTCTTTGATTGAAACAGTGCCATTAACAAAATCTTTTAATTCTTTTAAAGGATAACTAAATTGTTTCCTTGTTGTAGTTTCGCCACCTGATTCTGTATAGCCTTTTTCAGTAGTAAAAACACTTGCGTCGGCCGTAGAATCAAATGACCCATAATTAAATTTGTTCATTTGTCTCCTTTCTACTTAACTGTCTTAACTAATTGGTATTCCACACTAATGTGAGAAATTGACATATCACGTCCTGCAACACTTTCAATTAATGTTGAGCCGTTATATTTGTCTTTGTTCTCAAAATAGAAAGAACACATTTCAACTTTCTTTAATGAACATTTACGTCTAAATGTTTTAGCGTAGTTAACTGACAGCCATTGGAAATTACTCCATTCAAATCTAGTCCATAAGCGACCGCCTATTCTAATCTTTTCGGCTTCGTTTTCAGGGTCAATAGATTCGTTTGTGTAATAAGACATATCAATTACTGATGCCGTATCACCACGGCATTGAACATAAATGTTTTTAACATTTTTTAAATATTCAACTGCACCAAATTGCAAGAATGGTGTCATATAGTAAGCGTTTATTCCGTCGCCTTCACCATCTTCATTGAAATCTAAATCAGTAAATGAATCATTTAAAGTTATTAAATTTTTGTTATAAGTCGAATTGCTTGAAATATAGAAAAGTTTATTTCTAATTTCAGCAAATTGTTTCACGTAGAACTTATCAAATAAGAACCACGCTAATGTTTTTGTATCCGTTACTCTAGATGATGTGTATGAGAATGGAGATATTTCGTAGTCCCACATAAAGCACATACCGCTTGTTGGGAATACTAAGAAATATTTATTGTCAAAGTCTACTGATTGGATTGTTTCTAAATCCTCAGTATAATCAACAATACCTTTAATACCTAGATTGTTTGTTCTATTAATATTCTCTGAAATAACTCTAACGTTACGCTCATCAACGATGTTTGTAGATACTAATGTGCATACACCTTCAATTGAATTAAACCATGTTAATAAGTTGTTAATTACTTGGATTGTGTGTGGGCAATCACACCCAATACGAGAGTTAACAAGCATTGCTCTAAATACATCAATTTCAGTTTCAACTCCATCTTCAGTAATAGTAGAAGAGTAAGAATTAATTGAATATATTTCTCTTGGTTTAAATATAAATAAGATATTGTACTGTAAACCGAAACCTTTGATATCGTCTTCGGTGTTACCTATAACTGCCCAATTTCCTTCAGGGAAATATGTAGCATCTAAAGCCTCGGAATAAAAATACTTAGAATCTCCACCACCTGCTAAGAATAAACATGAACCACTATTACCACCAAATGTCGCATTATATTTGCAATTCAATAGTCTATTCCTATCGGTTTGCATAACATCATTCTTTAATGTACAGGTTATAACAACTCCATAGTTCATTCGTGCAGGAGCAGTAGTAAATACGATTCTCTTATTTGCTTTGTCTACGGTGTAATCGGTTCCTAATGTTTTAGTAACATCATCAACCTTAACAACAAACGTTGCATTCCAATCAATTATTTCTCTAACTTTATCGCCTTTTAGGTAATAATTTGTTGACGAACCATCGCTATTAAATATTTCGTTAAATTGTCTACTTAATAGATTAAGGTCTTCTAAGATATCGTAATTTTCTGTTGCACCAGGTTCAGCATTTGAAATATGTTCAGGAATGTAAATTTCGGCATTACTCCACTCCCACGTACTATTTGAAATGTTATATTTGTATTGATAGTAACTTTGATTACATAAATAATATAAAACCTGTTGGAATATTACGAATTGTCCTGATTGCGCGGATACGGTAGCGTTTTGTATTTCGGTAGCAACTTTAGTATCGATGTCTACTGAATATATCTTCGTTCCTGAGTGAACGATTAATTTCTTATTAAATTGAATCATCGCATATATATTATTAGCGAATGATGTATCAAAGAATAATTCTTGGCCATATCTTTTTGAAAATGCGCCATTCTTATACATCATATTTAACATATATGGGCTTTGATTATCGTTTTGCTCGTATTCCAAATCATTTAGGTTAATTCCGCCGACTGCAGGTTGTGCTAATTGAAACCTTTTGCTTGCGACAGAACCAAATGTTGGCATTTGTCTAAGAGGCATTTGCTTCCTCTGTTAATTCGTCAACTTTATCTTGAGATACCATTTTTTGGTGCATAACACGAGCATTGTTATATTGAGTTTGTAAAATTGACATTTTGTTTAAATCGTCATCCATTAAGAAACACGAATCGATGCCTTTAGGGATAACGTCTAATTGATATTCAGGCATAATGCCTAGAGTATCAAAATCAGTATCTAAACCACCCGTTTCCTCAGTTACCTGTGGTATTTCAGTAAGTGGTAATAGATTGTTAAACATACGGCACATATTATTTTCTTCATATGTTTCAGCAAGGATTTGATTAGCAATTTCAATTACATAACTATCGTAAATTGTTGAACTTCCTTTTTCGAAAATCCAACATTTACATTTTTTGTAAATGTCAGTTAATTTCATAATTGCCCTCACTTTTTAATCACAAAAAGAGGGAGATTACTCTCCCTCTTTAAAATATAAATATTAAACTGAAGCGTCAGCGCTACGAGAAACGTAAACACCTTTTGCTTTTTGTTTTAATACGAATGCATCGTACATGAATCTACCTTGTAGATTTGCACCATCGATGTCTGGGTTGTCAGTTAAGATTCTTAAAGTGTTAATCTTCTTAACAGGCATTAAAACTTTAGGATTAGCAACAACAAAGTTAACTCCATTAGGCATATAAGAGTCAGGAACTCTTACAAACTTGATGCCTTGGCATTCAGCAACAACACCCTTATCGAATGCTTTGCCACCTTGTGCTTGCAAATAAGTTAATTTATTAGTCATAACTAATTTAGAGTATTCACTAGCGCCAATCCAACCGATTAAACCATCAGTAGGAACTTTGTAGTTTACTAAACCTGCTACTGCATCAGCAATTGCTGGAACGATAGTATCAGCAGTTAATGCACCGTGAGTATGAGATTGAATGTTAGAAGCACTGCAATATTGTGCTAAAGCGTATTTATCCATTTCAGGAATGCACTTTTCATCAACTTCTAACTTAGACATTCTACCTGCTTCTTTAACCATTAATTGGTTAGTATTGTTACCTTTATCAATTGCTAGGTTAAATGCTTTATCTTGAGTGATTGTGTACTCATTTAGAGTATCTTCCATTTCAACTAATGCACCGAATCTAGAACCATCAACTTTTGTCTTGTCATAGTTAACAAGGTCTACAGTTGTTGGAGTAATAGATTTAACAGTGATGGCACCAGTGAAATCATATTTTGCTGAGCCTTTACCAAATACTAATGATTGTAAAGTAAATTCTGTTTCGATTTTTGATGAATATTTTGTAACTAGATTAATTGTTCCCATATTTTTTCCTTCTTCGCCATTTGGCGATTAGCGAGGAAAATTAATAGTCATTCCAACCAGATAGGAAATCATCTGCAGATACTTCACCTGCATTAGATGTATTGCCTAGTGATTTTTTATTATTTTCCTCATTCATTTTGCTAATCTTTGCTTTGGCTTCTTCGGCAGGACGATTCTTTATGGCCTCGCTTCTTTCCCATCTTGAATAGGCTTCTAGCAAGGTATATCCGTTGTTAACATCGTTAATGACATTCTGGTCTAACTTGCGAACATCAACGTCTGGATATTCTCTCATAAACATATCTAACTGTCTTCTTGCTTCGGCATTGTCGGCATTAGCACGTTCCGACTCTTGTCTTTGTTGAGTTTGCGCTTGAACATAAGATTTATTGCTAACATTTCTAGATGCTAGTTCTCTTATTAATTCATCCGAATCATTTGGATATTTAGCCTTCAACGCTTCAAACTCTTGTTGTTCTTCATAGCGATTTTGAGTATCAGTAATCGTATTGATATACTCGTCGACTGTCATACCATTACGACTTGCTAATTTCTCTAATTTACCATTAAGATTGCTGAACTTGTCAAATACTTTGTCATAGTTCATACCCTTTTGTGCATATTCAATTGCTTTGTCTTGGTCTAGGTCTACTAGTTCCTTGTTGTAATGAACTTGCACAAATGGCTTTGTAGATTCTTCAACTTGTGATTCTTCTACTTGTTCTGACTTCACTTCTGACTCTTGTGTATTAGATGGTGTTTCTTCTACAACTTCATCTTCTGTGTAATCATCGAAAAAACCTTCGTCTTCGATTTGAACTTGGTTTAGTTCTTCATTCATTTAATTTCTCCTTAAGCACTGGTATGTGCATATAAAAACACGCTCAATTGATGCGTGTTTTTGGTTTTTAAATGCCTGTTATAAAGGCACGTTTTCGTCTAATGAGATAGAACCCCTAGACTGAGGAGCCATACCTGCATTTAACATTTGGTAATAAGATTGTAATAATGTAGATTTTTGTGGGATGTACTTAGAAGGTACTGCTTTCATATACGCATCAGGTGGAATGTAACCTGCTTGTACCAACTTATCTAATGTATTTATTTGCGCAATCTCACTGAATTGTGCACTATTACCTATTTCAACTTTCAGGTTGTAGTTAATATTCTTTAACAACGAGAAATCAATTACTGCCAATCCCATATCATCGGTCATAACTTGTCTTACGCCGTATGTATTGGCAACTATATCAATAATGTTTCTAACTGTATCTTCCCAAAACTCATAAAATTGTTGTTTTTGAATTTCTAGAGGAACGTTAGAACTTTCTTGTAATGCAATAATTGCTGATGTATTATCAGGTTTAACATTACCTAATGATGCATCAGTAACGCCCATACACTCTTTTGTTTGAGAGATGGTTTCTTGTGCAAGTTGAATTATATTGTTTGAAAAATCTGGAATCTTAATAAAGTCCATAAACTTGCCCATCATATCGATACCTGCTACTGCAGTTGCTGATGTATTTAAGAATTCTTCTAATTCAACTTTTGATTTATCATAAACAATTTTTGGGAATGCACTTTGTAATCCATACATTTGCGCAATCGCGAAACATTTATTAATAAAAATTTGATTAGGAACTACTGATGTCATTGGTGAGTTATATATGTATGAGTTCTTCATAGTATCCCAACCAAAACAAGAAATTGGATATCTTCTATAACCTAAGTCAACAGGTTCAATTAATGTAACTGATTGAGTACATTTAGTAAACCAAACTGTATCATAGTCCATTTCTACTTCTTGTCCGTCAATAATTTCTTTATGTTTTCCTTTATAGAACTTAAATAGAACGGTAACCAAGTTTTGTGAATCGTTCATATTTGCTTGGTTAGCATCGTCGTCACATTTAATTTCTTCAATGTCTTCTTTTTTAACGCCATATTGTTCGGCTTCCTTTTTAACCTGATGAATATGTTGTCTCATTGCAACAATAATATAAGGTTGTTCTTGGATTTCTTTTGAATATGGATTGCCGAAATAAACGTTTGTGTTATCTACAACTTGATTCTTTAAAATGCCTTTCATTGGTTGACCTGTTTCAAACTTAGGGTCAAATGATTGAAGCATATAACAAGAACCATCAACGAATGCATTTCTAATAACTAATTTAGATGCTTCCTTAATTCTTGCTATTTCAATGATGTTTTCAATTTCCTTGGAAACAGGTTTCATTCTTTCGATATCATCAGCAATTTCAGTAAATGGAGTAATAGAAATTGCAATATCATTAGAACCGATTGTCGCTACCATATATTTTCCTGTTCTTTGTAGAACGTTGAATACAGGTTTAGGCATTGTGTTGGATTCGGCTAAACCTTCCCAATGTCTTCCTTCAAAAAACTTTTCATTTGTCTTTACGTTTTCGTAAACTTCATAACGATGTAGATAATCTGTACCCGTTTGATATTGGGCCCAAATTTCAGATGGTTCAACTTTAGCCATATACTATCCTTTCTTGCCAGTGAAATTCATCCATTCCATAATTGAACGAACTCCATCAGCATTATCTTTATTGATTTTAATAGCGTCATCACTGACTTTTTTATCTCTTACTGAGTAACCAAGATAGAAAGAAAATAATAATAGACCAGATATGATTGCACTAGTCAAAACAATTAAATTTAACTCCATTATTGTTCCTTTCTTAGAGGCTTTTTAACGGCTTTTGAGACACGTTTTTTTGGCTCTAATTTTATACTTTCTTCTACTAAAACAGCATCATCAGGTACCTTAATTTCGTTCTGCTCTTGATATAGAGATGTATCTTCCTCAATAATTTCAACGAACTTAGCACCATATATGTTTTTCCCTTGAAGAGTAGGAATTCTATCCTCAATTACGTAAGCAATATCACCAGGTTGTGGTGTCCCTCCAAACTCTTCGATGCTTATGCCACCACCTCTTAATACTTCGTTAGTGGCTTTAACTTTATATCTTTTCATTGGATGTAAATCTCCTCTTTTACTGTTCAACAATAATTCACCCCATTTATCTTCAACAGGAGTGTAAGTAAAATCAAATTTCTTCGTTAACATCTTCGCGATAGCATCATCAACATTAGATAAATCAAAATCTAAGAAGATTGTGTTATCGTCATTCATTTTTTCCTCATAAAAAGAAGGAATTTTTGTAGCAATCATTGGCGTACATACGGAAAGCGTTTCTAATGCGGTCATGCAAAAGGCTTCCGTATCGGAAAGTTGTACTACAAAGTCCGCTTTTCTCATAAAAGGAATAATATCTAAACGTGAATCGACACGAATGATAGATTTATTTTTTGCTTCCATCTTTCCGTTTGTAAAAACAAACCAAAGAAACGGAATATTCCAATCATCTAGACGCTTTGCGAATTTTTCCATACGCTCTTTTATCTTTCCTTTGTCTTTTTCTACTCTAGTAGCAGACATTAAAATAAAAGGTTGCCTAAAATCATCAATTGTGATTGTATTTGGGAAGAAATCAGGCTTAATTCCTGATATTTCTTCATATTTTTCTCCTGCATAATTAGAAACTGCTAAATAATGGAAGCTTTTATCAGTAACAGGAGTAAGTTTCATATACTGATAGTTAGCGTGAATGATATAGTAAATATTTTTGGCTTTAAAATGTCCTTCAATCATTTCATATCCGTAGTTAATAAAAAGATTTTCACACTCAATCGTTTCGTTCGGATTGAATTTATGAAGTTTTGCATAATGTGAGAATCTATATAACTGATATGAGTCGCCAGAATTGTACCAAATTGTTATATCGGAATCATATTTGCGAATAACATTCCAAATAACTGATTCAACACCACCTATTTTGTTAATATACTGAAACCATATAACATTTTTCATTAAGTACCTCTTAACATTTTGGTTAAAAGAGACGTTTCGTGGCCAACTTGATATTGATAAAGTTCTCTAGGAACAAAAGTATATGTTTTAATACATTGTTCTAACTTTAAACACCAATTAACATCGGCACAATTGACGTGCTCCTCTTCAAATAAATTGTTTTCTAGTAAAAATTTTCTATTAACAACGTGCATAGGCTCACCGAACCAAGAAAATTGAGATATATTTGGAGTATTTTCTTTAGATGGAATAAAACCATAATCGGCAGAACCGAAAGTATGGAAACCAATAATGATTAAATCTTCTCCATTATTGACTTTATCTATAGATTCTAAAGTATCGTTTAAAATATAGTCATCGGAATTAACGAAAACTAAATAATCACCTGTGGATTCACGTATTCCTACGTTTCTAGCACCGCCATTGTTTAAATTAACTTCGTTTCTTAAATACTTAAATCCATATTCCTTTGCGATTTTAGGAGTATCAACAGGAGAACAATCATCAATACAGATGACTTCGTATTGTTGAAGAGTTTGGCTCTTAATAGAATCTAAACATCTTCTAAAATCTTTCTCAGTAGCATCGTAGCAAGGAATAATAATTGAATATTTCATTAATTAAAATCGAAGAAATCTAAATCTTCACTAGCCTTTCTTTTTGTTGCACCCAAACTAAATTTTTTAGGTATTTGTTTTAATGCTTCATAAGCAATTGCTAAACCCATAACCAAGTCATCGTGAGTTCCTTCCGACGCTTGAGGCTTGCCTTTTAGACGCACAAAAGATAACATCTCTTGGAGAGTTTCTCTATCGTTAATACGTCCTATATGCTCACGCACAATCTCGACTAATTGTGAAATAATAATTGGTCTAGTTAATGCGGTAGTTCTAAAACCAAATCTGTCTTGGGTGTCGGACAAGATTTGGTCGTATTTCTCTCTTACGTATAAAGTTGGATACTTTAAACGTTGTAATTCCCTATTTGGGAACGTAGAGAAATTTGATTCTATTGCAATTAGAGAGTGATAATACGCTCCTAAGCAATAAACTTGTTTTGTGTACAAATCTTCATCAAACTGATGATGTAATGTTGCACACAAGAAACCGTCTGAATCTAATACTTGAGCAACGAAGAAATCTTCGCCATCTCCTGCTGTATCTCCACCAATAACAGTGGAAGCAGATGTACGGTCCTTGTAAATCTTTATATATCCTCTTTCGTCATCAACGAAACGAATATTAGTAATATGTAATCCGTCGTAATCGTAATCAAAGTAACCTCGTTTAACGGGTTCTTGAAGGTTTTTCATATGTTCTAGTATCAATTCGTTATTGAATACTGAAGCGCCTGATGTAATAAACGCTTCTTCAGGAGTAATAGGATACTCTTGTTTGAATATTTGCTCATCGCCGTGACAGTTATTGGCTATACACCATCTTCTCCACGCCAATTGTTCATTCGCCAGATTGAACTTTGACTGAATATCCTTTTCGTATTGGGTAAGAGCAAAACCATCATACTTACGAGAATAATTAGGGTCAACATACCACGGGAAGAAGATTGGTATATAGTCATTTCTTCCATTTACGGCGTCCTGCCATTGGTTGTAGAAATAGTTGAACCCATTAGCAGTGGATTCCATAACAATTAGAGAATCATCTGTCATAGGTACCGCTTGACTTAAAGCAGTCATTGCTTCTGCAGGATGTTCCCAGAACGCAACTTCTGAAAGATGTGCTAATTTGTATGTACTACCACGAGTTGCTTCACTTGCTACCATTACACGTATGGAAGACTTTAAACCATTTTCATCAGCATCAAAAACAATCTCTTTAGCATTTGAATATTTTTGACGTGGTTTTAATCCATCGGGAATTTCAGAAATAAATAACTTCGTCATATTAAAAATAGACGTAGCCGAATCCGCTAGATGTGCCATAATTACGGAATTAGTATTTGGTTGCATCATTGATATAAAAGTAATAAACGCCTCAGTAAAGGTAGAGATACCTAACTGACGCGCTTTTAATACTATAAATCTAGATGGTTTACATCCGTAAGTTGATTTTAGTAGGTCGTAAAATTTTTGTTGTGAGTAATTAAATTTGAGCGGAACAAGATTAGAATTTTTATCGCGTATTTTAAACCATTCCTGGATAAAATCTTTTGCGGTAAATTCTACAATTTCACTTTGTGGTTCTTTGCCCATTCTTCAATAGTTATAGATTGGTCTACTTCAACCTTATCAGAAGGTTTTTCACCAACAGTGTCTCTAATAGCAGTAAATGCAGATACATCACCAAGAACCGCTCTTTGTATCATAGCAATGTTCATAGCATCTCTTGCCGTTAAAGGAACCCCGTTATTTTCCGCTAATTCTAAAATATCTGCTTCTATAGCAGGAATACCTTTCTTAATAGATTTATCTAGTAATAACTTTAAAGATTCCTTAAATGATTTTCTTTGAGCCATAACAGCATTACCTTTGGCTCCTGCAATACGCGCAGTCTCCGATGTAAATGGTCTACCTGGTCTTAAATTCTTTTTTGCTTCTTCTTTTGTCATATTTCCTCCGTGAGTTGAAAAATTAGGTCGATATTAAAGTGGGGTAAATTTACGTCTCTCAATCGAGCGAAAAAAGACCCCATACCCCCACCCACGTACACACTCGTGTGGGTACTTAATTAATTTTTATAGTCGTAATGCCGATGTCGGCACCGATTTTGGCTTAACCATCGCGCAATAATGACTTTGTCCGCGTTTCGTCCATAAACACGATTGTGTGAACGGAGCCATATGGTCGCACTAACGTGTGAATGCATCCGTTTGTTTTGGCTTGCGGTCATTTACGCGTCTTATCTTGTTTCCCACTCCTGTGTGAACTAATAGCCTTTTTAAGCGCTTATTTTTGTTTGCTTGTTTTTGCGTTATTGCTTTTGTCTACACGTCTGTGTGTACAAGGCTTTACGTGTGTGTGTGTTTGTATGCGTATATGTGCACACGCTAACCTTTTTATTTTGATTTTTCGGCATTTCCTACGACGTGGAAACATTTACTGCATATGTACTTATAGCCTTCATCGGTTTTTACCCTATTCATATTATTTTTACATTTTGGACATTTCATTTTTTATTTATTCTCCACGCTACCACTTTAGGACATTTTTGTGGTTGTCGCATACCCTTGTCGGCTAATAAGATATTTTATTAGCGTTTTTCGGCATTTCCTAGGGTCCGAAAATTTCACATAATTTCACACAATTGGCGCTAAAAGCCGATGGTTAAGCGGTTTTGCCTTCCAAATTTCGAGGTTTTTTCGGTGTTGGGTGTACATTTTGGTTGACATCGTTTTTTGCCTTCAGTTAAACTAAACTTGCGTTAAGCGTTGAGCACTCAACGGGAAAACGTCAACGGCGTATGTCGGCGCCGTTGGTGGTAGATACACTCCACGTTAAAAAAGATTAGATTAATGACTATGATACATCATTAAAGTTATACTTCTACAAAGTACACTCATTAAAAAAAGAAAGAAGGACTGAATATGCCAAGAAGAAATGACATTGTTGATTTAATGAAGCAACAGACGTTTGGTGTTGAAATTGAAATGGGTTGTATACGCAAGACTAAAGCTCAAAAGTTAGTAAATGATTATTTTAAGACTAAATATAACCTAGATTATCTAGAAATGGATTTCCAAGGTGGTTTACACGACGCTTATTATTCTTATGACCATAAACATAGAAAATGGTTATTTGAAGATGATGGGTCGGCGCCTGGTAGATTGGGGCCTATATCGTGCGAAATGGTTACGCCTATATTAACTTATAACGATATTGAAGACTTACAAGAAATAGTAAGAATTTTAAGAAGAAATGGAGCGCATAGCGGTGTTGATTTCAATGCTGGCGTTCACATTCACGTGGGTGCCAATTTTGATGAAAACGGCGGACAAAACGCTACATCTATAAGACATTTAACTAATATGATTACATCACATCAAGTTTTATTAATGAAAGCGGTAAATGTTAGTGAAATGCGCTTTAATTGGTGCAAACTTGTAGACCCATACTTTTTAAGAAATATCAACGCTAAAAAGCCAAAAACTAAAGGAGCATTAGAGCGTATTTGGTATGGCCAAATCGGGAATAGTTATTCAAACGGACATTATGACCATACTAGATATCATATGTTAAACCTTCATAGCATTTGGGATAAAGGGACAATTGAGTTTAGATTATTTGAATTTAAACGCGGTATGCACGCGGGTGAACTAAAAGCGTGGATTCAATGGTGCCTGGCGGTATGCCAATATTCAAAACTTGTAACGCGCTCAAGTTATGCGCCTATTACTGAAAAAAATGACAAGTATGTGATGAAAAATTGGCTAAATGTTTTAGGCCTAATCGGTGACGAGTTTGAAACTTGTCGCAAGCATATGCTTAAAAATTTATTAGGTGATTGCGCGTCAAAAGAATTACGTAATGCGATTGATTATGACGAACTTGATGAAAACCATTATCAAGATTATAGACGCTACGAAATAATTGAACCAACATACAACGGGGACTAGTTTCCCCCCGTTGTGTGAACGGAACGAAATAACAACACAAATGTGTGAACAGGAGAACGATATGACATACGATTTGGACGAATTGAAAGAACTTGCACGCGAAGTTAACTCGTGGAACGGAGCGCTAGATTACTTAGATTTTTATATAGGAGAGTAATATATGATATTTGGATTATTTGATCCGTTGGTCATTCTCGTAGCGCTTATAGGTTACGCGTTAGTATTGTTAACTATTGCGCTTAACGATTTTGATATAGACAGACTGATATTTGAAGATGATAACACGAATGTGTGAACGAAGGAGAGAAAAATTATGATGAGAAATGACGCTTTAAATGTTTTAAGAGCAAAAGGTATTTATGAGAATTATGTAACTGATAAAGTAATGGATAACTTAATTGAAAAGTTAGGCAAGCCAATGGATATTGAAATTGACGAAAATGGTTTTATATTCTATGCGCTAGACGGGTGCGCTTATTTTGTTGACGTAGACGATTATAGCGTGATGAAAATGCAATCTTATGGATTTGTGTACTAACAATTGTGTGAACGAAGGAGAGAAAAATTATGTGTATTATAGCAATTAAGCCAAAAGGCAAAAAGATGTTTGACGATGATACTATCGCGACTATGTTTTCGAATAACCCCGATGGTAGTGGTTATATGTATTATTCAAAAAAAGACAAGAAGGTAGTTATTAGAAAAGGCTATATGACTTTAAAGAGTTTATTAGCAAGTTTACATAGCCAAGACTTAACCAACACTAACGTGATTTTACACTTTAGAATTGGGACAAGCGGTAAAATGGACGCGTTAAATTGCCACCCATATCCCGTTTATCAAAAGAACGATACTAAATGTAAAACTGATTTAGGCGTTGCTCATAATGGCATTTTGTATGACTACACGCCATCAAAAAATAGCAAGATTAACGATACTCAAGTATTTATCGCGAAAGTATTAAGCAATTTATCTAAAGGCTTTCAATACGATACTGATAAATTGGCTTTAATTAATGAACTTATTGGGACTAATAAGTTAGCATTCTTAGACGATAAAAACAAGATAACCACAATCGGAAATTTTATCACTGACGGGGGGTATATGTACTCAAATACAACATATAAAAAGAAGACATATACCCACGCTTGTACTAAGAAGAGTGTGAACAAGGATGATAAAGATGATTATGGATGGTGGGACAATCGCTATCAAACCTATTATGACAAGTATTATACAAAAGACATTTTCGGAGAATTGACTGACGAAACAGGCTTTTGGAGAGATTTTGACAACAATTACTTATATTAACAACACAATTGTGTGAACAGAAAGGAAAAATATGACTAATAAGAAATATAAATGTTGCATTTGCGGTGGTACATTCACGGGTTTTGGTAATAACCCGTGGCCACTTGTAAATGATGAAGAGTCTAGATGTTGCGATGATTGTAATTTTAAGTATGTAGTGATGGCACGTTTGGTAAATAGCCAAGAAGGAAAACAAGTTATAAACGAGAAGAATGCACCCGACTTTATCTACTCATGTGCTACTGCAATTGCACCAAAGTGTGAACAAGGAGAAAAGAATGGCTAGAAGAAATATTTATTATGGAGAAACATTTGGCGGTACTGAAGGCATTGTTATAGGAGATTGTGTTTATAGCAATTGCCTTCCGCTTGTCGCGATTGAAAGATATTGCGATGATGAAACACATAACATAGATATTAACGATTATGATTGGTATTTAAACGGGGAATTAATTTGGGATAGTGAAAACGTATGAAGGAGAATAACTATGACGCTATACAATTACTTAAAAATGTGTGATGGAGATTTTGAACTGACTATTACTGATAAAGATTATGACATTGAATTTTATATGTACTCAAATTATTTAAACGACGATGGTTTATGGAATAAGGCTATGACTGAATTATCTAAAAAGGTTTACGTAGAAAAGATTTTAGATAAGGGACGAATAGTAGTTAACCTAAATGAAACAGTAAACGCTAGTATAGATAACTTTAAAAAGAAAGATTTATTTCATAACTATGACATTGATTCCATTATGGAAGATATGGATAAAATACTATGCGGTTATGTGAGTGAAAAATGGATGATGGATTTTGCTAAATGCTTGGTAAAGATTTGCTATTAGAATGAGAAGGAGAATAAAATGAAGACACTAACAATTAACGAATTACACAAACTATGCTCAATGGAAATGGCTAAAGGCAACGGAAGAAAAAAGATACTTATTAGCAATGACGATGAAGGCAACGGATTCCACGAATTGCTATTCTCGTTCACACCTACGTTAGAATATTCGGAAATGAATAGTGATTATTTATTTCCGTGTGGCAATAGTGAATTGAAAGACTATATAATTTTGGGGTGATTAGATGACTGACGATATTGAATTGCTTTTAGAGTATCAAACTGAAAAAGGCTTGATTAGTACACACACGGATGATATTATATGAACGTGGGTAAAAGAATTTTAGAGCATGACTATGCTTGGAGAAAAAAGAATCTAAGAAGATACAACTTTACTCTAAACAAGGTCACTAACAAAGAGATTTATGAGCATCTAGAGATGCAAGTTAACAAGCGCGATTATCTTATTAAACTTATAAGGAAGGACATTAATGAGAAAAATCAACAACAATTGGAGAAAGACGCGCAAGAGAGTAGAGGTAACTTTTGACTACTTAACTGATAGGGTGCTAATATCATTCCTTGAATCACAAGGAGATATGAGTGCTTATATTAGAAATTTAATCTTAATTGAGTATTTAAAGTATTATAAAGAAAAAGAAGGAGAATAAATCCTTCTTTTTTTATACCGTTTTTTTGTTCACACTTATGTGATATTTATTTCTGAACTGGCTTCTGATTTGTACTGTGTTCACACAACTGTGCGTGCATAGTACGATACTGGCTTCTGAAGTACAGCAATCTTGTTTTTGTTCACAATTATGTGAGAACAAATGCTAAATTTGCTGGATTCTGGATGTTGTTCACACTAATGTTAGTACAAGATGTGGAATCTGGCAATTTTTCTGCCACTTTTTAAACAAAAAAGCGCTTATTCATCAAGCGCTTTTTCAATTGCTTTATTAATTCTTTTTTGTAATCCATTCGGTGATAAATACATCTTACGCGATACTAATACAAAACTTTTACCCTCAACGTATACGCTCATTACGGCACATTTCAGTTCAGTTTTCATTCTACTTAGTATTTTATCAATGTAATCAACTTTGGCTCTCACAAGGGTCTTTTCTTGCTCGTAGCGTTCTATATCATCACGTAATTTATACTCTAGGTCTTTGTTAGGTACTCCGTTGTGGGTCGGTTCTTTTGAAGGGTCAACTCCACGTACTCCACCCAATCTATCATAAACCCATTCAATTGAGTTATCTAACGATACTAAACGTGATAAGTAGTAATTATAGTTACGTAGTTCGTTTTTAAATGCTCTAACTGATTGTGATTGCATTTCAATCTCCTAGTAAAAAGGCAATTCCTCAGTTTCAATTTTAATTTGTCCGCCAAACATTTTTGATGGGTCGTCTTTTTTAATTTCGTCTCCACCCATTATCATTAACTTAAGACATTTGCTACCATCGTGTTTCATATAAGATGTTAGGAAACAAACTCTTTCGTTTCCATCTTTGTCTTTAAAGATTAGATTGCCTTCAAGTTCTTCAACGTTTGGCTCATATCCTTTTTTAAACCCTACATCAACATAATTCTTAATTTCTTCTCCCGTCATTGTCTTAGAATGAGCGGTTGTGCTCCAACCAAACTTTGACTTATAAATCTTCATCTTCTTCTCCTTCCATAATGATATCTTCTATTGCCTTTCTTGCGACTTTATACTTACTAATTAGTTCTTTTACATATCCGTTAAAATTTGTAGGTTTCTTTGTTTCGTTCACACTTTCATAAACTAAATATAATGCTAATAGGTCTCTTTCGTTTGTTGTTAACATATCGTTAACGCTTTCTCTATACTTTTTCCATTTTTCAGTTCTTGTCATTTTTTAATTACCTTCATTGCTAACATTCCTAGTAGGAAAGATACTATCATACCGCCTATAAATACTTTATTTATCTTCCCCATCTAGTTTTGCTATCCTTTCTATTAGTTCTTTTTTAAAATCATAAATATCTTTAGGAGAATGGTTTTTACCCTTCTCAATTAGATATTTTTTAATTAAATAATCAAATGCTTTTTCGTATTTACTCATATTTACATCCTTTTTACAATAATCATCTTCAATTAATTGACTATAACCTTGTTTACTTATATCTACCTTTTTAATGCTATCTAATGCTTCTTGATATTTATTTGCCATTCCTACTCCTCCAAACTGTATCTGTAAGTTCTTCTATAGAACTTAATAGATTATCTTGACATTCTGTAAATGCTTCACAAGATTCACAATAACCATCTTTGTTATGAGG